AACTTCTTTCCGAGGCCGAAGCTAGCATACATTTTTGCGAACTTGGTACCGGCTCTGCTATGAGCACTGCGCATATCGGACATTCGCAACCCAGTTCGCGAATTTTGCTGTTGTAGGACTGCGAAAGTCCCTTGGCTACTATATATTCCTCTTTTGCTATTGACAATCCCGCCACCTGTACCTCCTGTTGCTGGATCGATTCCAGTACGCTCTTTTACTAGCGCGAGTGAGATATTTTCGCCGTCCAGATTATCAGCTTGTGGGTTTCCAGTATCGATACGATCTATTTCATCCTTATCTGCGGGGATTAGAATACCCGGATAAAATTGCAATATCGAATGCAATTTACTATTTTTTTTAATACGAAACGCTGTGCTATTTGCTAGCGTCTTTGCATTAATTCTTTGCCGATGCAGTTCAGAAATCTCATCCTGATACGCTTTCAACATTTCAGCAAAGCCATAACCATAATACTGGTCGTCATCATACGCAAGCTTTGCATCTTCAAATATATCCATATTATCTGGATAATAATTATAGAATGCCACTAATCGTGTCTTGCTCGCAGGATGATGCAAGCATACAAGTCGGAGATTCTCTCCATTATGTTGGTATCGGTACCAGCATTCATAAATGTCATACTCATCAGAGAGAGAGCCAGAACCTGTGTCTTGTAATCCCTGATTACGCTCGTTATAATTCTGAAGCACATCTGATTGTGAGCGATCTGGCTGTGCAATAATCCTATCCAGCGCTTCATCATCGAAGAATTTAAGTGCCTTTTTGTCCTCCAGCGTCTTCCGCGAGCATGTCATTATATGACATTTAAACTTAGAATCCTCAAGTTTCTGGTATGTAATATCCGTAAGAAACTTATTCAGCGGCACATTCTCAGGACGTGGGCCGTCAAAACGAATAACTTCTTTTGTCTCATATTTCGCCGCCGCCGAATCCATATCCCCTGTTGCGACATACTGAGTCTCCACATGATATAACCACGGGAATTTAATAATCCCTGTGCCATTTCGAATCGTGGAAGAAAACCATGCTTCCTCTACACGATAAAAATCCAACTCAGCAGGATCGAGTGCCATGTTGCTGAGGAATTTCTCAGTAGCAGAACGTTGGTCATCGCCCTTGCCTGCTTCAATGTCGCCATAAATCTTTGCTGACCACAACGGATCAGTCATGTACATAGCCATTACTCGTGCGAGTAAGTTATCAGAGTTAGAGGCTACAATTTGAATTTCAACATTAGATGCGCCCGGCCACGGAATATCGCGGTTCTCCGTGAGAGGAGTGCCTTTGTATAATCTGGCGAACTCTTTTAGCTTACTCTCACGGAAATTCCGCGTACGCTCATACCAGTAAGTAGTAGTTTCCTCCACCCACTTCCACATATCCTCTGTGGCATCCTTCCCGAAATTGATCTTAACTGGGCGGATTGCTGGCATTGTTTGTTACCCCTTTAATTCCGAGAAGTGTCGATCCAACACCCGCGAAGTAATAACCAATCGCCATGTTGTAATGAACTGCAATTATCATAGAAGAGAAAAGAATCAACACACCCCAAAATGCGTGTGGAAGATTTCCAATCTCGGTTAAGAACTTTGTAATACTATCCATTTTTTCTCCTTTCTCACTTACGGAGTAGGGGACATCCCAGCAGCTATAGCGCCTGCGGTGGGAACAGCAACAGGAGTAACTACATCCACCTTAATATCCGCATACACCTTCTCTACCACTGGAATAAGCTGTGCTTCAATCACATTCTTAAAGTACGCTTCTATATCAGCAATAAGCGCAGTATCCGCTGTCCAATTCAATCCCTTAGCTGTAATAGCCGTAGCAAGATCACCATTAATAGCGAGCGCACCATTCAATACTGCTTTGAGCGTAATATTGATCTCAGTGCGGTCAGCTACGAGCGTATCAATCACCTTATCAGTTTTTGCGACGACAGTAAAAACCTTCGCAATATCCTTTGCCAGCACAGCAGGACTTTCTACCACATCCTTCAAAATACTTGTCATACTCATGTTATTCTCCCTCAGTGATGGAATGTTTGTACCAATTCTATCACTTGTTTAAAAGCCCACACTACTACACCCCCGGCTACATATTTCATAGTCACACCAACGGCGGCTGTCAGTCTGACTAAATCAAGGTGTATAGCATCGACTTTTTCTGTTAGTTTAATACTCCGCTCATCTATCAGCACAATCACCTCTGATCGCGTGACGTAATCTTCCGCCATTTAATTATACCCCACAGACGAATTATGTATGTTTCGTTTATACTGTTCTTTCCGCCGAAGAATCTCGAATTCTATCTCGTCAGTATTTATATCGAAGTCCCAAACCTGTGGGCCGTAACCTAGAGTATCAAGCACATCAATTAATTTACCGCTTGGGTATGCTTCAAATTCTTCAATAAACTCTTCCATACCTACTGTGTTGATCCAGAACTCGCCGCGGGAAAATATCGGGCCAAGTCCTTCAATTCGCATTTTCTTAGCATTCGCTGTTTTCGGGGTATGTAGTTCCATGATTGTGAGTGCTGCATATCTGGGATCGCGCACCGCTTTTTCTTTTATTATGTAATCCATATGATACTTGAGATATTTCTGGGCGGCGATAGTCTCCATATAGATACAGTCGATCTTCCATACGTTGACGGCAAGATCGAGCATAACTCCGATAAATTCATCAGTACCACATGCTTTTGCCCACACATCGAGAAGATATATTCTGCGGGGATCTTCTGCAATTCCGGTGACTGTGATAGCATGTCGGCAACGCCCATCGTTTCCTGAATGGTTAGGATCGACTATCATGTATCGTTTGAGATTGCGCGGGCTAATATCTTCTTCTACATCACCATCTAATACTTTATGCCGAATATTTACTTTTGTGCGCGTGCGTGTTTTACCACTTGAATCAAATGGAACTACATCCATGTATGTAAAAGAATGATCTTTTACAAACTCAAAACGGCGCAAACTTTTGAGCTTGAACTTCACTTCCGCTGGGTTTATTGGTGCGTTAAGGTATTGGCAAGAAAAAATGTAAGTGCCTAAACGCTTACGATAGCGAGCCAGTTTTTCGTAGTTAAACGATTCGGGAAAGATTGGATTCCCGAAAGGGTGAAGCGGGCAGCAACCGCCCAGCGCACTATGCGTTGTGAAATTGAAGTATGTCTCATGCTCCCTCAAGTGGCTGTTTAAGTCCTTGTAACTCCAGCGATTTCCAACTACAAGCTCGTCATTATCCCGCCCGCCGTCATCTTGTTCCGCATCAAATGCTCCTACAAGATACTTATGATACTCGATAGTCTTCGCCATCGTAATATCTGATTCATAGGCTTCTCGTCCTACAAGATCATCCTGAATCACAATATCATAATGCCGTGACTGTAACGCGCCGCCTACTCCGATGAAATCAAAAGTTCCTTCACCTTGTGCGTTTGCTCCTTTTGTGCGCATCTGACAGAATGATTCTTTATTCTGTGTGCAGCTTGCGTCAGGCAGAATCTCAGGAAATACATGCTTGAATATATCATTATTCTGATAATGCCCTTGCAGCCTAACACCCAACTTTGAGGCATTTGTAATAACTTCGGATGCGAGGAGTATACGGATATTCTGATTATGTACATACTTCATCCACTGAATCCAACGATCCCCATAGCCGAGGGCACGCATGTACAATTCATCTTCATATGTGAATGGCAGAGCGCGCCACATTGAGTAGCATTCTGTGTACACTGTGGATTTATAGTGCCCACGCGGAATCTCGATACAATCTTTAATCCCATCCTTTTCTACAACCTTGCACATTTGATAATGCAAATTCTGCTCAGGATTTGGGTTCTTTTGAAATCTACTCTTCCCAAGCACACGCGTTGCAAAATAGAATAAAGAACCCTGTGAATTCAGTCGATGGATCATACGGAGCGTAGTAAGATCGCTATGAATCGGCGGGAGCATTTTCCAGCTCGAAGTTACTGAGCCGGGGAGATACAAACCTCCGGTCTCGCTGTATAAATACTCCTGCTCCGCATCAGCTACATCTTTTAAATCGTGAGTAGTGTAACTCATGGCACATCCTAAAATCTCCAGTGAAAAACAAACAACAACAAAAGCAAAAGCAACAACAAAAACGGACACTTTGAGAAACCACCCGTCCCCCCGAAGAGATTTGTGTTATAACTCATTTTATAGTTGGACGCACTACGCAGCTTCGGGGGTTTCGGGACTTATTATGTGAGTGTCCAGAACACACAATAAGATTTGGTAGATTCTGCGTAGTACGGAGCCAACTAATTTGGGAGTGTATCTGGCTTGATAGCATCAAGCAGTTTGTCCAGATTTTCCTCTGTTTGAATATCAGATAACTCGAACTTGGTGATTTCACTCTCGGTGCCACTTTTGGTGAAGGAGTTCGGCGTGCTTGCGCAGGGAACTTCTTGGATTGGCGGCGCGTTGCTTAGTAGGGATAGCAAATTCGCGGCGACCAGCGGATCAACTTGCATGTTCGGAACTTGCTCTATACTCACGCTTGTTTTAGAAACCTTCGCCAGATTCCCTTCGCGGTCAAGAATATCAGTTGCAGCCTTGTACTGGAGTTGCGCTCCGAGCTTGCCCAGTGCCGCTGCTTTTATAACATTCATAGCAGTTGGGACCATATCACGAAGTTCTTGCCGCGCATTGTCGATATTCGCGCGGAGCTGAGCGTCATAACTTGATAGCACGCCGCAGCTTAACTCCATGACCTTGGCATGAAACTCTGGCAACTGCCTAACCAACACGACTGTTTGCTGGTGGCAATTCAGCATGTTCGCGATCTGCGCATTGCTAAACCCACTAGGATCCAGTGTCAGTCGCGCGATTCGCTCAATCTTCAGCATTCGCTTGTACGTCATCTGCAAGCGCGGATTCAAAGCAGAGGGCTTTCCTGGAGTATGCACGCCCATTATAGCACTCCAGCAGAGCTGGCATTTTCAGCGCGCTCAGCTCGCCTAGCATGTGCAAGAAATTCTTCGATGCTATTATTCGGATACGGCTCCTGCTCCACGGCCCGTGCAGAGAGGGCGGGCTGGCCGGTCACTAGGGATTTATCCCAAGCATACTTAGCTTTGAATTTCTCCAAACTATCAAGTATATTTGACTCGCTCATACTCCGCCCCCCTTTCCGCGCACGCCGCGCACGCCGCTGCACTATGGCTACTATATATAGATAGGGGTGGAAAATCAATAGGGTATAGCATGGGGTATAGCGGTATTGCGACAGCGTATTACGGCCCGCGCCCGCGCCCGCGCCCAATAGCACGCTACTCGTAGCAGTATACATCAATTCTTGCTATAGCATTAGAGTAGAATTTTTTAAAAAATTGTATTGGCGCTCCCCGGCCACCAAAAAAAGTTTTTCGATTTTTTGGGGGTGGGTCTCTATAGCACACTAGCTCGGGCTTGTCAATACAACTTTAGTTGTAGAAGAATTATGTGCGAGTGCTTGACACGCGCGGTATAATTGAAACACGGGCGAG